TTATTGAACAGTTGTATGCTCAGAATCATACGTTAAGTTATATTGAGAGATAAGAAAACTGTATCAGGAAATACACACAAAACTTCCTATATAAGTTGAATAGAGGTATAATAATCCTCTACCGTTCATCCTATGACTAAAGCACTCTTGCTTTTAGCATGGGTTCCTTTCCTCTTTGTTTCAGCGCCACAAGCATCCAGCATCCAAAAGGTTGCTGTTTCTTGCGACACCGCGATGGAACTAATGGACATCGTTAAAAACGACGATGTAGTAATTCAAAGAACAGAGGACCGATTGTTATTAGAACTCCGAAAGGATTTCATAGTAAAGTGCTAAAACCTAATAGGACGGAAGTAAGCCGACGCGGAACGGATCGTTCAGGATGTTAAATCCCGCAAACGCCGACTGAAGGAACGCTCTTTAACCTAAAAAACTAAGGAGAAACCTAATGTCTAAAGTCGTGTATCGTGGTATCGAATATGATACTCAAAAGCGTCTTGAGTATCAACAAAAAATGATGCAACAACCCCAACAATACAACGAAACCTATCGTGGTGTTAAGTTTGTAAAGGAGGGACACAAATGAAAAAACTCAACGTACTTCAACTCATTAAAGAGCAGAAGCAAAAGGAACAGCGTCGTTATCAAGCACTGCTTGTAAACGTAGGGGCAGGAAAATGATTGCTACGATTGCTGCCATCACTGGAGCATCAACAGCATTTATTTTCTTAATTTATTTGGAAGTCTTGCTGTTGAATAAGTAAAACTTTTAGAGGAGTGCTTGACACTCCTCTTTTTTTTGTCTATAATAACTGCGTATAAACTGATAAAAATGGATAAAGAGAAACTTAAGTTAATTGTTAGAAACCTTGAGTCTCTGGTAGAATGCCTGAAATCAGAGATTTATTCTGATGTGGATCCTTATCCAAAGGAACCACAATACGAAGAAATTGCCCCTTACCTCCAAGATTACGACGAAGTATTTTATGACGATGAAGATGGATATCCTAACTGATTTTGAGTTTATGAAACCAGAAGTAAAACTAATCAGTGTTACTCCTGACGCAGAAAAGCATATGGCATACTGTGCTCGCGTAAGTAACCCTGCAAATCAGGAGAATGAAAAGTTCTCTGGACTACTCAAGTATTGTATTCAGCATCAGCACTGGAGCATCTTTGAGCAAGCATCGATGACTGTTGAAATCAATACGACTCGTGGTATCGCAGCACAAATTTTGCGTCACCGTTCATTTACATATCAAGAATTTTCACAACGGTATGCTGATACTAACCTTTTGAACAAGACTATTCCTCTTCCTGAACTACGTCGTCAGGATGATAAGAATCGACAAAACTCTATTGATGATATTCCTGATTATCTGAAACTGACTCTGACTGAGGATATCCGTGTTCATTTTGAGCAGTCTCTACGCCTCTATAACCGCCTTCTGGAGAAAGGTGTGGCAAAGGAGTGTGCAAGGTTTGTACTACCCTTGGCGACGCCCACAAGACTCTATATGACTGGCTCTGTGCGGTCGTGGATCCATTATATTGATCTTCGTTCTGCACACGGTACGCAGAAGGAGCATATGGAGATTGCAGAACTTGTCCGTTGCATCTTTACTTGTCAGTTTCCTGCTGTATCTGAAGCACTTGGTTGGACTCGTGAAGGTTGTTCTGAATGCTCTGATGCACCTTCTATCACTATTGAATAAATATCCTTACATACAATGGAGGTGTAACATTGGCAACATATCCAGTGATTAATAAACAAACTGGCGAACAAAAAGAAGTTGTTCTCAGTGTTCATGATTGGGATCAATGGAAAAAAGATAATCCAGATTGGGATAGAGATTGGTCAGATCCATCAACTTGTCCAGCATCAGGAGAGGTTGGTGAAGTTTATGACCGACTTATGAAATCTCATCCAGGATGGAATGATGTTCTTCATAAAGCATCAAAAGCACCAGGATCAAAAGTAAAACCAATTTAATCATTTTATGGCAAGAAGAAGAAGGGCAGAAGATCAACCAATTGGCGTTGGAATGACTGCAAAGCAAATGAAACGCAAAAAACCAATTGGTCTTGATTTGATGAGAGACATTGAACCTCTCACTGATAATCAAAAACTTTTATATAAAGCATACGAAAAAAATCAGCACATTGTTGCTTATGGATGTGCTGGAACAGGTAAAACATTCATCACACTTTATAATGCTCTTCAAGATGTATTAGATGAAAGAAGTCCTTACGAAAAAATCTATATTGTAAGGTCTCTTGTTGCTACTCGTGAGATTGGTTTTCTTCCCGGAGACCACGAAGATAAGTCCTCGCTTTATCAAATTCCTTATAAGAATATGGTAAAGTATATGTTCCAGATGCCTGATGATGCATCTTTTGAAATGCTCTATGGCAATCTAAAAACTCAAGGAACTATTAGTTTCTGGAGCACTTCCTTTATTCGTGGAACCACTCTCGATAATGCTATTATTATTGTAGATGAATTTCAAAACTTGAATTTTCACGAACTTGATAGTATAATCACACGAGTTGGTGAAAATAGTAAGATTATGTTCTGTGGCGATGCCACTCAAAGTGATCTTATTAAAACTAATGAAAAGAATGGTATTGTAGACTTTATGAAAGTTCTTCGTGTAATGCCTTCAATTGATATTATTGAATTTGAAGTTGATGATATTGTCCGCTCTGGATTCGTGAAAGAATATATCCTTGCTAAAATGGAAGTCGGTGTATGAGTTTTATTCATCATAATTACTTAGGTGATCTTGAATTAGAAAAGAAAGAAACAAATGGCATCCGTTTGTACCATCTTCCTGATGGTCAATGGGTGCCTTCAATTACTTCTGTGACTTCTTTTTACAATCGACAAATCTTTGTTGAATGGAGAAAGAGAGTTGGTGCAGAAAAGGCAAATGCGATTACTAAGAAGGCAACAGCAAGAGGAACTGATTTTCACCAAGTTTGTCAAGACTATCTTGAAAACAAAGAACTGAACTGGGATGATTATCAACCGTTGACAAAGTTTATGTTTCATCACGCAAAACCTTATCTTGATAAGATAAATAATATTCACGCAATTGAAAGAACTCTCTATTCTGAATATCTTGGACTTGCTGGACGAGTCGATTGTATTGCTGAATATGAAGGAGAGTTGGCAGTTATTGACTTTAAGACTTCAGAAAAAATCAAACCAGAAGAGTGGATTGAAAATTACTTTGTTCAAGAAACTTTCTATGCTGCTGCGTATTACGAACTCACCAACATTCCTCCTGTCAAATTAATTACCTTAATGGTAACTCCTGGTGGTGAAGTCAAAGTATTTGACAAAAGAAACAAAGCAGATTATATTAGACTATTAGTTCGCTACATTAAAGAATTTGTACATCACAATACTAGGTCAGATGGAGAATGAATTAGAAAAGGTACTCGAAAGCAAGTTCTTCTGCCCATCACGATTTGCACAGGAGATTGAAAATCTTGTGCAGGTTAATGTTGAAATGAATTATATTGACGCAATCATTTATTTCTGTGAGCAGAATAATATTGATTTAGAGTCGGTTCCAAAACTCATTTCTAAACCTTTGAAAGAGAAGATTAAGTATGAAGCAATGGAACTTAATTTTCTTAAGAAAACTTCCCGTGCTAAATTAGTTTTTTAATGATGCCCTTTGATTCATATAAATGCTATCTGTCTTTGAAAAATCATTTCACAAAAGACAGTTATGATTATTTCAAATATTGTGGTAAGTCAAGAGCAACTATTCAGTCTTTCTATAAAAGGAAAGACCGAATGTGGTTTGAAAAAATTTCAAGACAAAAAACTGATCAAGAAGTTGTAGATTTTTTTGTTGCTAACTTTGTATCTTGCAATGATCCAGAGTCTCTTTGGATTGGTGAAATGATCAAGGAAGGAGAATCAAGATATCAAAACTGGCAGAAAAAAGTACAATCACTTTCATATATCTTTAAGGAAGAGAGTCAATCTCTCTTTGAAGAAAATAAATTTGAGGATGTCTTTAAGTGTTCTAAAGGACATCCAGTTGTATTAAAAAAATATTTGAGTGGAAAGATTTCATTGGAAACAATGGTTCTTCTGGATAAAATCTTTAAATACTCAAATAACTTTGATAAAAAACTTCAAGACCCGGTGTGGCAAACCGTCAGTCGTCGGATTAAAAAATATAATCCATTTCTAAATATTGATGTATTTCGTTACAAACGAATTTTAAAAGAAGTAATTCTAGGAGAAAAATGAGTTTCTTTGATTCCGAAGTCGTTCGCGCAGAGATGACTGAAATTTCTGAACTGCAAGAAGAAATTTATGGAAGCATTTTTAAGTTTCCATCAATGACCAAAGAAGATAAGATTCACCACGTCGATCTTCTTGAAAGACTTTTAAACAAACAACAGATTCTTTATACACGTTTAAGTCTTTCTGATGACCCAGAAGCAAAAGAAATGAAGCAACGTATTGCCGAGTCTGCTATGATGATGGGTCTTCCTTCCAATGTTGATATGAATGTAATCTTTGGTAATATGTCCAAGATGCTTGAGGTGATGAAGAAGCAGATTGACAAAACGGGTTCCGACCTGTAGAATAACGAAGTACACAAAGGCCAAATCTCAACAAATACGAGGTACAAATGTCTAATTTTGCAAATCTGAAAAAGCAATCTTCGCTTGGTTCACTGACTGAGAAACTGGTGAAGCAAGTAGAAAAGATGAATACCACTTCTGGTGGTGCTGATGAACGTCTCTGGAAACCTGAGATGGATAAAACTGGTGTAGGTTCTGCGGTCGTTCGCTTCCTACCTGCTCCTGATGGTGAGGATGTTCCTTGGGTAAAGATGTACACTCATGCTTTCCAAGGTCCTGGTGGTTGGTATATTGAAAACAGTCTGACTACGATTGGTCAGAAAGACCCTGTGAGTGAGTATAATCGTGGTCTGTGGAACAGTGGTAGTGAAAAAGATAAGGACACTGTTCGTAAACAAAAGCGTAAACTGTCTTACTACTCCAATGTTTACGTTGTAAAGGATCCTGCTAATCCTGCAAACGAAGGTAAAGTATTTCTCTTTAAGTATGGTAAGAAGATCTTTGATAAGATTCTGAATGCTATGCAACCTGAATTTGATGATGAAGATCCAATCAATCCTTTTGACTTCTGGCAAGGTGCAAACTTCAAGATCAAGATCGTGAAGAAGGATGGTTACTGGAACTACGATAAGTCTGAGTTTGATCGCGTTGCTCCTCTTCTGGATGATGACGATGCACTTGAAGCAATCTGGAAGAAAGAGTATTCTCTCTCTGCAATCACTGCTCCTGATCAGTTCAAGTCATACGAAGATCTTGAGAAGCGTATGAATTATGTTCTTGGTGTTGGTGGAACTAACACTCCTACTCAGTCTCGTGCTGTAGCAGAACAAGAAGAAGAGTATGATTCTTATATGCCTACTCAAACTCGTGAGAGTAAAGTAATGGAAGAACTTGAAGAGTCCTACAATCGTAGTAAGTCTCCTTCACTTCCTAAGATTACTTCAGACGACGAAGATGAAGATGATGCTCTCAGTTATTTCCAAAAACTTGCTGAAGACTGATCATTCATAAAGTCTGATATTATCTCCTTTTTTGAGGTTCTCAGTAACATATTGCTGAGAACCTTTTTTATATGGCATAATATCATCCATATCATTAAAGACTACATTAAGATACCTTTGTTTAAGAACGTAAATATTTCTTTTTTCTTCTTCTATGTTTAATTCATATTCATAATTAGTAACTACTCTTACGAATGAAGTGGCAGGAACTAAAATAGAATATCCAAGACCAGCATCCCAGTATTCATAATAACGTGGATTCGTTGGACTGCTATTTTCTGAGTTTTCTACTATTGTATAAATGACTTGTTCTTGTCCAGATGTAGACATTGTTGGTATAATAATATTTGGTATTTCTGGAAGTTCATAGGTAAAGTATCTGTCAGATATTGATGTAATTACATGTTTACCGTTATATTCTATTTCTGATACTCCTTCAATTAAAACTTGATCACCAACATTTGCTGGAATGTTATCAAGCATAAAAACACCTACTGTTTTGCTTGGAGTAATGCCACCATCTGGTGTAGCAGAAATAGCTGTAATTTTTGAGTTGATTGTTTCAATAAAGTTACCATTAGTTTTCCAACTTGGAGAAATATGAATACCTCCATTAAGGACCATAATTCCTAATGAGTTTTTGATTTCTTCAGTTTCATAATGATGAGCACCATTGTATAGGTTGTCATAAGAACCATAACGATCTAACATTACTTTATCAAAAGTTCTTTGAGACATTGGCCATTCTGATTGTATATTCAGAATATTATTTGAGAGAAGAACAATCCAGTCTAAAGTTTCGTCATCATAAAACTTAGCGGCAACATTATCAGGTCTTTCGTCACCAATGATTTGATACTTTTCAAAGAATTGTAAGTTGCCAAAAATATCTTCTCTTAATTTTCCACGCTTGAAGAGATTCTTGACTGGAATATATTCTGAAATATATTTTTCTCCTGGATTTCTGGAGACGTAATCGAAATTGGGAACTTGTCTGAAGTAGGAAGCCATTTTTAGTAACCTATTTTACCGTCATCACTCTTACTATAATCATCATCAAATAGAGGTTCAATTTCACCAAATGTTAAAGTTAGATCATACTGAGTCATTGCACCATCTTCATAAGTTGCATAATTACCTGCTGGAGTGTAATTTACTACGCAACTTTGCAATGCACAAGTTTTAATTTGATTTATGTATCTATGTTCTATTCCTTTATGTAAATATTGTATATCAAAAATGTTTGGTGTCTTTAAAAATAAAGCAGAAGAAGATCTTTTTACTGACATTCCTTGTTTAAAGAGTCTTATAATTTTTCTTATCATTTCTGCTTCTGGTTGTTCACGGGCAGATAATGAGAAATTAAAAGTGAAAGATCTTAAAGATGGTCCTTGGAAAAGTAGCTCTAGATTATTATTTAAAACTGCTCCAGTTGCTCTTGTTAAGAATCCAGTATTTGCTCCAGCTGCTTGACTTGCAAAGTGAGCAGCAAGACCTGCTGCTAAATCTCCTTTGTTTTGTCTTATACCTTGTGATATTTCGTCTGCTGATTGTCCTAAACCTTCTGGTCCTTTTAGAATTCCTGCTAACGCAGCAGCACCTGCTGCTGCTTCTAACGCATTCATAGGGTTTTCTCCCCATTGAACAACATTAGAATCTGAGATACTTGGTTGAATTGGAAGAGTCACTGTTCCCATTGGAGAATTTTTGTCTGATATATTTGAACCAGTAAATCCTCCTAAATTGTTATTAACACCAAATTTTTTAGGTGTATATCTATACATTGAAAACTTAATACAGTCTTGTTGACTAAAATTAGCATTTATTGGATACCTATAATGATCATAGTTTTGTCTTACTCCAGAGTCACTTATTGACTTATTTAATCCCTCTTGATTAAATTCTGATGCTGAAGTATTTCCCTTTTGTTCCCCTCCTTCTTGGGCACCTTGCTGCGCTGCCTCTGATGGTGCAGCAAGATTATTTACTTTAGGGATACCTTTAAATACTGTTTCTTTTTGTACTCTAGTAAAATTGTTATTGATATATGCTGCTCTTTGATTATCTGCTTCTTTTGATACATCAGTTAATAAAAATTTTTGATAATCCGTTGTTAGTTTTTTCCCTTCATCTGTTAAAACTGGTTTCCAGTCACTTGATTTTGTTGAGGTCATTACCAAAGTCCTAGAACCTAATGGTCCATAAGGAAGTTGATATATATCCATCCCACCATTTTCTTTATTTACTTTTGATATAAACAAATTGGTTGGTTTATTTGGAGCATTATTATTAGTGACTCCGTAACTTAATTCTTGAACTTCTGCCATCAGAACTCCTCCTTACTTACAAGAGGATTAATAATCTCAATTTTTTGTAGAGTATGAGACATTTATAAGGAGTTTTTTATTTATTTAGACGGAATTTTGCATAAGGTATAGATAACATCTCATCAAGTTCGTCATACTTTACTACGTGAAGTTTTCCTGCAACTTCTTCCCAAGTATATTGTCTTCCTTCTCTCCAATGAAAATTAATTGCTTTAAATCCCCACTTCTCTAGTGAAGTGCAAGCAATTAATGGATGTTGATCATATTCAATCTCTGGTGTTTTTGGATTATAAATGAAGGTATAAAACTTTCCTGGTTCTGGATATAATACTTCTTCTTTGAGAGTATCCATAATAATTAACATCAAGTCTTCTGGATCACTAGTTCCAGCGTCAGCAATTTTCTTTTTAAGTTCTCTCATTCGTGGAGGAACATTAGCATACTGACCGAAACCTTCTGCCATTATCGTGAGTTAAAAAGTTCTTCTTCTGTAATGACTTTGAATTCTAACATTCTATCAGCACACCATTCCTGCGCTGCTTTCCATTTTGCTTGATTAACTGCATAAGTTCTACATTCATGAAGATATGATTTAGTCACTCTTGATTTTTGTTTAGGAGGAACAGTTTGTTTCTTTGGTTTCACTTCAATTACATAAGTTTTGATTTTACCAGATGATTCTTGAACTTTAATTAAGTAGTCTGGAAAGTACCGATGCACTCTACCATCCACAGGAGACACATAACTTATACAAAATTCTTCAGATGCCCAAGAAATGATGCTTGGGTTATGATCACAGTAATAACAGAATTTGCGCTCCCAACTGCTTCTGCAAATTATATTATTCGCATCTCCTTTATATTTTTCTGGATAAGATGGTTTGTAGATACTTTTAATGCTTTCCGCCATTTCCAGTATACATAATATATCAGTAAAAGTATTTATAGGTGACCAACCATTACACAAAGATAAGATGGCAGAAACTGACATTCGCACTATAGATTCAAATGGTAATACAGTAGTCACCTCAAGTGAAGGTCTTTCTTATACTATTGTCAATAACCGAACAGCAACAGGGGTTCCTCTTCCATCAACTACAACAACTTCTGGAAGTGGAACAAGTCCAGGAACTGGAATTCCTTCACAAGCTACTGGAGGAACTCCACCAAACCCAAGAGTAAGAGACGTTAGTTTTATAAAAACAAAGTTAATGCAACCAGCATTAACTTCACATTATGAAGTTTATATCAATCCACCACCAGAAGCAAAATCATTCATAGATAAAAGCGGATTTCCTTTTGATATGACTGATCTCCTTTTAATTTCTTGTTCTGATGCTTCTTTGCCAGGATCTTCATTAACTACTCACGAATTAAATAATGACTTTACTGGTGTAACCCAGAGACATGCATATAGAAGATTATATGATGATCGTGTTGACTTCACCTTTTATGTCAATTCTACAAGTAGACCGGGACAAGGATATGATCAAATTAGATATTTCGAAGCGTGGATGAGGTATATTTCGGGTGAGCAAATTGCAAATTCGGATGATATTACAAATTTTTATAGAATTAAATATCCAAAACAGTATAAGTCTCCATTTATTAGCATAACAAAATTTGAAAGAGATCTTGGCTCAGGAAGGACATCTGGAAGAATGGTTTATAAATTCATTAATGCATTTCCAATTTCTGTTGGATCTATGCCTGTTTCTTATGATTCATCTCAGTTACTTAAAGTATCTGTTTCCTTTACATATGATCGTTATGTTGCAGGTAATATAGCACAAAATCAAGTTGAGCAAGAACCAACTCAAACACCAGCAACAGGAGTTTCTATAAGCAATGGTCAGTTTCAAGAGAATCCTAACTTTACAAATCCAAAGTTTGGTACTAGTGATATTCAAACTACTCCTGGTTTGGGATTGAATCCAGGTCAAATTAATCCTGGAAGTGGTGGTCTTGTTGTGTGATTTATAATAAATAAAGTACCTGAATTGTTTTAGGAGATTATGCCTTTACCAAAAATTGCAACTCCAACTTATGAGTTGGAATTACCTTCTACTGGTCAGACTATAAAATATAGACCATTCTTAGTTAAAGAAGAAAAACTTTTAGTCATTGCATTAGAATCTGAAGATACAAAGCAGATCACTACTGCAATTAAAACAGTTATTAAAAATTGTATTGAAACCAAAAATGTCAAAGTAGAAACACTTCCTACGTTTGATATTGAATTTTTGTTTTTAAATATTAGAGGAAAGTCGGTTGGTGAAGAGATTGAAGTTAATGTTATTTGTCCAGATGATGGGGAAACTTATGTTCCCGTGAAAATTAGTGTGGATGATATCCAAGTTCAGAGAAACGATGAGCATGTAAATCAAATTAAACTTGATGATAACTTAATGATGGAAATGAAATATCCATCATTAGATCAATTTATTAAGAATAATTTTGATTTATCAAGTAATAATGCGATGGAGCAATCTTTTGAACTTGTTGCCTCTTGTGTAGATAAAATTTATAATGAAGATGAAGTTTGGAGTGCATCTGATGTAACCAAAAAAGAACTGATGGACTTCTTGGACCAAATGAATTCAAATCAGTTTAAGCAGATTGAGAAGTTTTTTGAAACTATGCCCAAACTTTCTCATACTGTTAAAGTTAAAAATCCAGTTACTGAAGTTGAAAGTGAAGTTGTTCTTGAGGGATTATCAAGTTTTTTCGCATAGCAATGGTCCATATGGACCTTGAAAATTACTTTCGACTTAATTTTTCGTTGATGCAATACCATAAATATTCATTGACTGAAATTGAAAATATGATCCCTTGGGAAAGAGACGTTTATGTTGAACTTCTCAAGCAACATATAGAGGAAGAAGAGTACAAACAGAAACAACAAAGTAACAATGGCTGGTAATCCAACTTTACCTAAAGAGAATATAGATGAGGTAATTTTAGGGTTACTAGCCTTAGAACCTAATGAGGTTGATGAACTTAGTTATGAGAAGTACAATTCATATTTAAAAGAACTCCTAGTTGAGATTACTTCTGGAAAAAGAAAGATTGATAGTGGAGAAACTGAATTAATTAAGAATGAATTTAAAAGAGTAAGAGGAAAGAAAGGTAGATTTAGAATTGTACCCAAGAGTTCCAAAGTTACTGCAACTGGACTTGGACTTGGGGGAATTCGTAAACAAGTTAGAGGAGCTCAAAGCAGATTAATGCTTGCTCCTGTTGGTGGAGTTCCAAAAGGAAAACCTGAGTTTTTAAAAGGAAAAGATAGTGACTCAGATGTTTTATCAAGAATTAGTAATACATTAGATTCTATTCTTAAAACTCTTACTGATATTAACAAAGAAAGTAAGAAAAGAAGTGATAAGGAAAGAAAAGAAGCAGAGGGAAAAAGAAGAGCGGGTAAAGAGAAAGAATTTGAATCTAAAATTTTTGACGGCGTTAAGAATGCAGTTAAAGGGATCTTAAAACCATTTGAGTCTATTTGGAGTAGAATTGTAAAATTCATTACAATGATATTGTTGGGTAGGACACTACTCAAACTTCTTGATTGGTTTGCTGATCCAAATAATCAGGGTAAAATACAAAGCATTATTCGATTCTTTAAGGATCATTGGCCAACACTTCTTGCATTATACCTAAGATTTGGAACTGGTATTGGAAGATTTGTTGGAAGACTTGGTGGGATATTAATTAAAGGTGCTTTTAAACTTGGGGCACTTGCTGCTAGACTCGCAGTAAAGGCGGGACTTAAAGGTTTTTCTGGTGCTGCTAAATTTCTTGGAGGTCCAAGAGGAAGAGCAATAGCAACAGGAATCGGAATTGCTGCTGATGTTGCTGTAACTGCAGGTACAGCTGCTGGAATTAGTGGACTTGCAAGTGGCGATATAAAGATTCCAGGATTCTCTGGTGGCGGATGGAATAAAGGTTTTGGTAATATGTTTAGTGGTCTTGTAAAAGGACCAAAAGGAAAAGATAAAGTTCCTGCGATGCTTACTAATGGTGAATTTGTTGTATCTGCTGGTGCTGTTAATAAGTATGGAGTTGAAACCTTCGAAGCAATGAATGCTGCGGGAGGAGGAACTAATATTCCTCAGATTGCGAGTGGAGTTACTTATGCTGCCGGCGGTGGTCCTATTGGTGATATACCTCTTGCTTCTAGTTATGGAGCAAATCCTGATGTTGATACTCTTAGACGTGCTGCGCGTGTTTTTAGTCAATTTGGAACAGAAGAAGATTTGTTTAAAGCATTTAAGAAATTAAATGGAGTACCTGATTTTGCAAAAATGGTCGGTGGAAAAAATATTTACGAAAGAATATTTCAGGGACATCACGGTTATGATGATGCTCTTGATGCTATTCGTCAATCTGTAGCAGATAAAGTAAAAGCAGTTAATAATCCACAATCATTCACTCAAAGTTCTAGAGCAGCAGCAGGACTTGATGACTTGGCGAAGAAATTTGATATGGATGCAAAAACTGCTCCAAGATATGCTGAAAATTTACCGAAACTGAATAAACCGAAACCAAATTTAAGAGGTCAATTCACAAACCTTAAACCGGACTATTTCTTAAGAGGTCAATTTAGTAATCTTCCTGCAGACTATTTTTCAAAAGCAGCACAAAATGTAAGACAACCAATACCAGCAAGTCGTGCTATCGTTCCTTATGGTGGCGGAGGACTTGCTAGAACTGGTGTGACCGCTGGACTTTCTGCTCCACAGATACAGCAGATAAGAACTAATATGAATGTTCCTGGTGGTCGTGGTGGAAGAGGTGGTATTGTTGGTGGTATTCTATTAAGTTTGGCCGAAATATTTAAACCGCAAGTTCAAGCTGCTGTGGGAGATTTGTATGATAAAATGGGAATTGGGGAAGGAAATCTTTCTGACGCTGAATTAAAAAAACAACTTGAAGAGCAGACAAAGAGAGTACAAAAATTACAGTCTGGTCCTATGGGATCTTTTATGGATGGAGGTATAGAAACTGATAGATTGAAATTCTTACAGCAAGAAGCAAATAAAAGAAAACTTGCTGGATTGAAGGGTGGTGCAATCAAAGGTGGTTATAAATTAAAAGAACAGTCTTTTAAAGATGCTCCCAAAACTCAAGTTATGACTGATGATAAGGGAAGACCTTTTGTTGGTTATAAAGCAATGAGAGGTGGTAAATTAGTTTATGTAAGAGGTTCTCAACCAGGAACAGGAACAAGTAATCCTCTTGAAATGTTAGGAAGAGCAATTAATCCTGGAGCATATAAAGATATTGATGCTAGAAATGAAAGAAAAAAATATGAAGAGGCATCTAAAAATTCTATTGCATCATTAAAAGCGAGAGGTGCAAGTCAAGCAACGATTGCAAGAAGACAAGCAGAACTAAAGAAAAGTGTGAAGCCACTTCCCAAACCAAAACCAAAACCAAGGTATAATCCTGCTGGTGGTGGAATGGGTGGTGGAAGAGGAAGTGGTGCAAGACCTGCTAATAGTCAAAAACCAAAAACTCAAAATCCAACTCATAGCGCAAACGCAACAAGAACTGCAAGAAGTACATTAGGAGTCAATAAGAAATAATGGCTAAACTACTTCCTTCTTCAAATTCTACTATTGTTAAATATCAAAAGTCTGCTGTAGTCAAACCAAGCAAATTTTTGAATATAAAAACAAAAACTACAGCAATAAAAGGTGGTATAGAAAATGAGTCTCCTAAACTTCTAGGAAGTTCACTTTCTGATATTGAGAAAAAAGTAGTTAAGATTGATAAACTTTTAAAAGATTCTTTACTACTTTCTAAGAAGGAAGAAGAAACTAAAAGAAAGGGAAAAGAAAAAGAAAAGTTTGAAGGGAAAGAAAAAGAATTAGAAAAGAAAAAACCACCATTAATCAAAGGAATTAAGTTACCATCTCTTCCAAGGATGGGATTTTTGGATTGGATTAAGAACTTTATTACTCAAACTATTCTTGGATTTTTTGCAGTCCGTTTAATTGATTTTCTTCCACAACTATTAAAAATTCTTCCAGTCATTATTGGGGTTGGTGATTTCTTTATTGATGTTGGTGGTAAGATGCTTGATGGACTTATAACATTTGTTGACTGGGGTTATAAGGCAATTGATGGAACTCGTCAGTTTATAAAGCAACTTGGGGGTGAAGGACTCGCACAAAACTTTGATAAGTTTGCTGGCGCGATTGATAATGTAATTGAGATTGCAATTATTGCTGCTCTTGCAACTGCTGATAGTGGTGGATTTGGTGGTGATCCTGGTGTTGATCCCAAGAGACCTAAAGGGCCTGCTGGGAAACCACCAAGAGGACCAATTTCTCAGTTAGCTAGAAAAGCATTTGTTGGCATTCTTGGTAAGGGTGGTGCAAAAACAGTTCTTAAGTTTATAAGACCATTCACAAAACGTCTTCCTATTATTGGTGGACTTTTAGACTTTGGACTATCAGTTGCTCTAGGGGAAAAGATTGGAAGAGCTGCATTTAGAGCAATCGGTGCAACATTACTTGGTGCAATTGGAGCAGCAGTTGGTGGTCCTTTTGCGCTTCTGACTGGACTTGCTGGCGGAACTTTAGGGGATATTGCTGGTGGTGCTTTATATGATTTGTTCTTTGAGAATAAAAAACCACAAGGTAAAACAGTCAAAGCTGCAGGTGGTGGAAAACCTGCCACTCGTAGTGGAAAACCTGTAAGTGGTTCTGGAAAAAGAACGATTACGAGAAAGAAAACACCAAGAACTTTAAGAACAACACCTTCTAGATTGAAACCTGGTAGTGTAGTTGGTGGCGAAAAGAAAATAAAAGAATTGTATCCAGAATCAAAAGACAAATCAAAAATGAGTCCGTTTGATTTTCTAAAAAATTCTTATGATACCTTTGTAAAATCATCTGGTCTTGGTGCATTAGTTGCTCTTGCAATTAAACCCATAATGGGAGATAAACCAACTTATGTGGATTATAAAAATGCAGGAACTGGTGTGAACAATTGGATGAATCAATCCATTGCTTCAGGAACTCTTGCATATGCTGGTGGTGGCGAAGTTAAAATGGAAAGTATTGTTTCTGGTGAAGATTATAGTGATGTAATTGCAAAGTCTCTTCAAGATTCTGTTGCTCCAGAAATTGATAAGACCATTCAAGACTTAATGAAACAATTGATGTTAAAGAAGGAAGAACCCGGAGTTAAAGTCAAAAAAGAAGATGAGTATTTGACTCCTGAAGAAGGAATGGGAGATGCTACTCTATCTGAAAGTGAAATGGATTTATTCCAGAGACTTATTATTGCAGAATCTGGAGGTCAAGGTCTGATTGGGCAAGCATTGGTTGCTAGAAGTGTTCTTAATAGAGCTGGATTAATTCAGTCTGGTAAAGCATCAACTGGGACTTTCGCAGCAAAAGATAGTACAGTTACCGGCGTAATTACAGGAAGAGGACAATATCAACCATATGCGGATGGTAATCCTAATGGAAGTATTAATAAACCAAGAACACCGGCTCAAATGGATGCAGCAAAAGAAGCAATTAAATTAGCTCAAAATCCAGAAAGATTAAAAGGACTTTTAAAATCTGAAGGTATTGATGACGGATCTATAAGAAAACTATTAGCTGCGACTGGATTTAGAGCTGGATATGCTTTTAGTGATCCATCCCAAAATGTAAATGTTGTAAAATATAAAGATCATTATTTTAATACCGCAGGAAACACTGCATTAATAGTAGCTTCTTCTCAAGTATCTGAAAAAATTAGTCCTGTTTCTCTGAAAGGCGGGGATGGTAGATTCATTCAAGGAAATTCTGGAAGATCATATGGAACACATTTTCATATTGGTACAACTAAACCAGGTGATGGATCTGGTGTTGCTGCAGCAGGTTTTAATACAATTAAACATTTTCTTGGCAGAAAATCAGTCTTTGTGGGAAGATCTAAAGAGTTTATTCCCACTAACGCTACTGATGAACAGATAAGGGGATATATTGCTAGAGGGCAAGCAGCACATAGACAAACAGAATTAGATCTTCAAATTGGTGGACTTGGTGCTGGCAATAAAGTTGCATTTCCCTTAGCATTGAAAGGAATGAAGTATAGTTCAGCTGATGGTTATGGTGTTTCTGCGGACATTGTGGGTGTAAATGCATTTGTTGGACACGGTAGATATAAACCAGATGGATCATTGGCACTACAGCAAGGTGACCCATTAAATATAGGAGCCCCAGATTTTTATGCATTCCATGGAATGAATAAAGTAATGACTAAAGATGGATTATTAAAATTCCATAAAGGTGAGTACATAAGTGTAACCGATGCAGATTCTTTTAGATTAGTCGGAAATATTCTTACTGATATTAATAGTATTGAAAATAAAGCACAACTTGTTGCAAGAGCACCGTCAATCATAGAAAAACTCAAAACAATTTCTGGTTATATTGATTATGAACAACCAGAACCTGAAGTTGTATTCATTCCACTTCCTACTTCAGATTATGGTGGATCATCTGAAGGAACGACCAAACCTTCTTTAACATATGATTATTCAACCATAGATACTATGGGAGAACAAATGAGCGACAATCTAATGTACGGATAAAAGTATGATAGATGTAACCGAATCACGTAAAAAGACTGATAATAATATACCTATTTTTGAATTGTTTCCAAATGCAGGAGGAGATCCAATTGCATTGAACAAAGGTGTTGCTGAACTACATTACTATGAAAACATTCTATCTGAAAGTATTCACGTAAGAGCAATGGTTGTGGATACTGGAAAATCATCAGGTGCCGATGATGGTACGGGATCTTCTATTGGATTTGCAGAAGCACTTAAAGTTGGCAATGGAGAGAAGATATATTTGCAGATTGAAGATGGATTTAATCCACCAAATAAACTTTCTTTTATTACTGAAACAAATGCTTTTCGTTTGAATCAAACGGAAAAAATATCTGAGCATACTCAAAAAAGTGTTTTTGCTTTGGATATTGCATCAAGAGAATTTTTACAAAATGAACTTGCAGATTCTAGAGTTATAAAAAGATACGATGGGAGAATTTCGGATCACGTTGAAAAAATTTTAAAAGAAAATTTAAAGACGGAAAAGGAACTTGATATTGAAGTTACTGAAAATAAATTTAACTTTATTGGAACTACTAAAAAACCATTTTGGACCATCTATTGGTTGGCAAAAAAATCAGTTCCAAATATACCAGATGCTTTTGGAAAGACTGCTGGATTTTTGTTTTTTGAAAATGCTGATGGATATAAATTCAAATCGATTGATAAACTTTTTGATCGCATTCCAATTAAGAAATATATCTTTAATAACACAACCTCTACAATAGTCCCTATTGGATATGATGGTAAAATTTTAAATTATGAAGCAACAGATTGTGGAGATTTTCAATCAAAACTTCAAATGGGAACTTATTCATCTGAGAATAAAGGAGTTGATGCCTTTGAAAGTTTTTATGCACAAAAACCAGTAGACTTAAATTTACAAGAAGATGTTGTAATTATTGGTGGGACAGAATTTAAATTTGCAAATCCAGAATTTACTGAATTTGCATCTCGTTTTAGTTGGAGTTTAGATTCTGTTGGGTTTCTTCCCAATGGAAATAATTTAAATCAACAACTCAAAAAATCAAAAGAACTTGATATTGATAAGCAACAGATTCAAAGTCGAGCGGCGGCAAGATATAATCAGTTATTTACAGTTACACTTAAGGTAACTCTTGCTGGAGATTTTAGTTTGAGGGCAGGTGATTTAATTCATTGCGACTTTCCTGAACTTTCTAATAAACCAAATCCCACATATAATCCAAGAATGAGTGGTGTTTATATGATTTCTGCTTTGTGTCATACCATTGTACACAACAAAACTTATACCAATCTTGAGTTGATTCGTGATTCTTATGGAAGAAAACCTGCTAAGATGTGATAAATAATATCAACCATTTTTGTGTGTTCAATATGGACAGAACACTTCAACAACATATTAATGATGATCGCGATGAATTGGACAATCCAAATACAAGTGGTCAACGTCGTCGCCACTTAGAGGATGAATTGGATTCTCTTGAGAAATATCAATCAAATCATCCAGATGAGGACCATGATCCAAATTCTTTAGAACTTTATTGTGATTCACATCCTGATGCCCTTGAATGTAGAGTTTATGATGATTAATAATGTCTGATGTAACAACTGGAAAAGGGTTTGATTCTGAATTTTTAACTCATCCTCCTCGTTGGTTTGGACGTATTGAGTCTAGCGAAACTTGGAGAGATAATATTGCCGCACAAAAATTTGATAATCTCCCTGATATTAAAGGATGGGGTTATCGTTATAAGGTAAGAATTTTCAGTTGGCATACTGGAGATATGAATGTCATACCTCCAGACCAAATGGTGATGGCAAACGTTGTCTTACCAGTTACCTCTGGGTCTGGTATGGGCGGATTTAGTGAAACACCTTCTCTATCTGCAGGGTGTATTGTTACTGGATTCTTTATGGATGGTATGGGTGGACAAGAACCCTACATTGACGGTGTTCTTGGAAACTCAAATAATAATGTTCCAAAAGAAAGAGGAGGTCCTGCTCCTAATGATAATCCAACTCCTGCAGAGGGAGGAAGTCAGGACTTAGATAACAAAACTACAGCACAACTTAAAACTCTTTTAAATCCAGCAAGGACTCCAACAAGACAAGAGTTTGCAGCAGCGTCCGCTGCAAGAGAAGCGGCTACTGCAGCAGGACTTCCCAAAGCAGAAATTGAGAGACAGGTTCTTTTAGCAACAGTAAAGGCATCCCAACCGAACCAATCTCCGCCAAGACAAACAAAAGAGGCACAAAGCACTCTTGGATATCAACTTTATGATTCAACTTTTAATGATCCCAACATAGCAAAACTTCCAGACTTTAGAACTGTTAGTAAGTTAAATCTTGGAGGTGTTCCTGGTCCATCCAGTTTTCCACTTTATACTTTTGATTCCTTACATCTGGATCCTGTTAAGTCCTATTTAATGCAAGATGAGGATAAAAAAATATCCAGACCATTAATTAGTTCTTGTAAAAAGAAGAACTCTGAAATGAAGGGAATTCAAAGAATTATTAAAAATCTTTTAAATGAAGTTGAGAAGATTAAAAAATTCGCAGGAGAAGTCACTGCTTTTGCTGATTCTATTCTTGGGGAAGTTAATAATCTATTGAGTAAGGCAAGTGACTTTGTTTCTTCATTTATGACTTCCATTATTGGAAACATTATGTCTTATGTGCAAAATAAAGTTGCCGATGGAGTAAAAGCAGTTCAAGGATTTTTATTTCCTGGAGAGATTCCTACCTTTAGTTCAATTGTAGAAAAAGGACTTGAGGGACTTAATTGCGTATTCCAAAAAATTGGAAGAGGACTTGCCTCTTTGATGAAAAATTTACTTTCAAATCTTTTAGATAAAGCAGTTAATGGTCCATTGTGTGCCACTGAAGATTTGATTTCTGGATTCTTGAATAATGTTTTTGGTGACATTACAAAAGGTTTAGATTCAGTTTTAGGTCCTATTCTTGCTTTCACTCAAGGAATTGGTGGTGTTATTTCATCTGTAGCGGGAAATATCTTCAATGCTCTTGATATGGTAACAGGAATTTTAGAATTTTTTAAGTGCGATGAAGAAAAGTCTTGTCCAGATTACAATGAAATAAATCTTGCTGGACCTGCAGTTCCTGGTGGCGATACACCTGCTCCAGTTCCTGGTGGGAACAAGTCTCCATCTGATGGCGATAAGAATATTGTTGCAGACTCCCAGAATACTTCGGAGGGTCTTAGTGAAGGGAAGGCAGAGGGTCAACCAATAGCTAATGTTGCTCAAGGGACTGATAAACCAACTAACCAACTTCAAGTTGGTCAGTCTAATACAGAAACTCAAGCAGCTGCCCAACAAGAAAGAGACCTAATTCAAAAAGATAAAGCAGAAGGTAGAATTTCGATCTTTTAACTATGATATCAACAAATACTAAAGTTCCAGATAGAGCAATTAGAGTTTCCTTCTATGATACAGATGGAGTTCGTGTTGATAATGTAACCAAAAAACAAGCAATAGTTATTGCAAATGCTAATCCTGGAAAATTATTTTATTTTCAAGATAAAAATGGACTTCAAAGAGAACTCACTATTGAACAGGTTTTAGAACTTAGACCCGAAAAAGATTTAATTAGTGATACTGCATTTTCAAGTATTATATGTCCAACTGAACCTCAGCCTTGTGGACCACCAAAAGTTCAGTTTTTTGGTGGAGAAGGAGTGGGTGCTATGGCAAATGCTGTAGTTAGTCCGATTTCTTCGGGAGTGATGGCATTTGATATTGTAAATCCAGGAAAGGAGTATAAAACTACTCCTATGGCTATATTGGATGACGAATGTGGTAAGGGAAGTGGAAGTTCTTTAAAAGTTATTATGGAACCAACTGGAAAGAAAGATTCTATAAGTGGACAAGATATTCTTAAAGTAAAAAATGTTTATATTGATGCTCCAGGTGATGGATACTTAAATGGTTTTGATGGAAGTTTGGGTGGAAATGGAAGAACTTGGAAAGAGGCAGATGAAGGATATGTAAAAACAAAAGAAGGAGCATATTATACAGTTCCTGATGACAGACAACCATCAACTTTAAAACCTGGAGACACTTGGCGTCCTCCATATTTGCCACCAATTATAGTGCCAGATGATGGTGTTGTTCCTCCCGTAATTCCTCCAGTTGTCCCTCCCGTAATTCCTCCAGTTGTTCCTCCCGTAGTTCCTCCAGTTGTTCCTCCCACTGTTCCTGGCGTTTCCCCTACTGTCCCTGAATCTGGAGTGCCAGGAAAACCACTTGTACCTAATCCAGTTATTCCTGTTTCTCCACCTACATACAAAGTACTTATTTGTTTTGATAGCGTTGTCATTGATGATCCTGGATTTAATTACAAACCAGGAGATAAAATTAGAGTAACACCGGATAATGGAGTTGTTTTAGAACCTATAATAAATCAAAGGGGTGAAATTGTTAGAGTAACAATAGTATCAAAGGGTTGTGGATTTGATGATCTACCAAAAATAGTAGTTGATTCTCCAACAGGATTTAATGCTGTGATTAAACCAATTCTTAACGTTACAAGAATATTAAATGAACAAGATCTCTTTGAAATTCCGCCAGGAGTTCCATTAATCTCTGTTGTTGATTGTGTAGGAAAGATAGCACCAAAACAAACTTTTGATATAGTACCAAGATAAAATGACAAAATCAATTAATTACGAAACAAAAGATATTAATACTAAAGATGGAAATCTTAGGTTTGGTCATATTCATAAAGACCAAGTAATTTCATCTGCGATGCTTCAAGGTCAAGGTGGTCTTGAATACATCACAATAGATCAAACTGGACCAAGAAAAGGTTGGATTACTTCAAGATGTCGTGGTAGATATCAGATTAAGTGTGGAGATAACATTCCAAAAGGTCAACCTGCATTTTGGTTAGATGCTGATAGTGGTGATATTGTAATTTCTACTCGCGGCAGGATCCGTATGGAGGCAGAAAACATTGATATTACTGCTTATGGTTCTGGACCATCTAATGGAAACGTTAATATTAATGCCAAAGAAAGTGTAAATATTGAAGGTAAAACCGTAAATGTTAATGGTAATGAAAAGATGTCCATCTTCACAGATGGATCGATGCAAATGACAGCAATGAACATTCTAAAAATGTATACCGGTGATATGCAGAGTTTAACTGCAGCATCGAATCTCAAACCACCCTCATTATCTATTTCACCTAGCATTCTAAATAAAGTATTCCCGCTAGATTTATAATTTCAATATGGCAAGTTTTGATAAGGTTTTAGCGCATAATCAACTTCATGTAACAAAGGATTCATCAAAACCAGAAGCATTGGGAAGGGGTCCTGCTACAATTCGTGGTGCTGCATATATGCAGGGTCCAAATCAGTTCGGAAATGATGTAACATTTCCAAATATTTGGGCTACCCAAATGATTGGACCTTTGAATAATTCAGATTCTCCTCCACCATTTATTCCAGGTGCTTTAAACGCTTGCGGACTAGTAAATAATTCTCCATATTCTCTAGCAGTGTATGGTGACGCTGCCATTTTTGACAACTGCGATGTAAATTTAGATGTTGTTGCAGGAAGAAATATAAGAGCAGGCAGAAATATTACTGCAAGAGGAAATGTAAAATCTCAATGTGGCAAACACGTTCTTTCTGCAAAGAAAAATTTTGATATTCAACATCCAACTAAAGAGGGATGGAGATTGAGACATACTTGCATTGAAGGTCCATCTAATGATGTCTATATTAAAGGTAGAGTAAAGAATAATACAGAAATACATCTTCCAAGTTATTGGAAGGACTTTGTAGATATTCAAACGATTGTAGTTACTTTACAACCAATCGGAGCACATCAAGATATTATTGTAAAAAGGTGGGATGAGAATAAAGTCTATCTTCAATCAAAAGGTGGAATACCAATAGACTGTTTTTATCACATCATTGCAGAGAGAATTGATGGAGAAAAACTAATTGCAGAATATGAAGGTAAAACCCCAGAAGATTATCCAGGAGATAATAATCAATATTCTATATCGGGATATCACTACGACGTTAAGGAGAATTAATTATGGCATATAATAATATTAATGATATTGCCGAACTTGGTTTTTATGAAAGTGAAACCGAAGGTGAAATAGCAGATGATATTCCTGATACATCTTGTGGTGATTTTAGAAGACCTATTTTATATACAACTGATCAACCACCCCAAGAAATTTTAAATATTAATGCAAAGAACTTTAAAGCAGATATCATTGTAAATGCAGACAGCAGTGTATTTTATGAGTCTAGATCTGTTGCAAAAAACCTAACTGGAATTGCTGCTAACTCTACTCTTACAGAAAAATCCACAGTTGCCGACTCGTTGGGAGGAATTGCTGCATATACTAATGTTGGATTCTTTACAAGTTTCATTCATCCCTTTAGTAATGGAGCTTTTGCAAACTCTTTAGCAACAAATGGAAATGGAAATCTAATTATTGTTGGAAACAAAACATTCTCAAGTGACGGATACTATGTAGGAGTTGGAACCACAGTTGGTCTTTCTACCTTTTATGGTATAGCATATATGTTTGAGAGGACAAACTCAAACAACTTTGTAAATAGGGGATATGTTGTAGGAAGATACTCTAAAGTTGGTTATGGAGCAACCCATCAAGCAGGAACTGGAACTACGACTCAAGGATATGGATATTCGCTTCCGAATTACCAAACACCAATAAGTTTTGCTGGAGATGATTTTGGTCATTCTGTTGCAATGAGTGCTGATGGAAAAACTGTTGTGGTTGGAGGTCCAAACATAACAGGAGAATCTTATGTCGGAATTGCAACTACAACTATCAACCAAGTCGTAAAGGACCAAGAAATTACTATTGAACGACCAAGCGTTGGTGTAGTTTGGATTTATGATTTTTCTGCTTCTGGTTCTTGTGGATCTGGATATTTTGAAAGAGTTGCAAAGTTTGAAGGAGAAGAAGAGGGAGATTTATTTGGACAGTCTGTTGCAATAAGTGCAGATGCAAAAATTGTAGTTGTTGGCGCAACTGATGCTGGAGTATATGATGAAGGATATGCTTATGTGTACGAAAGAAATGATAATTCTTATAGTCAAGTTGGTATTCTAACTGCATACGCATCTACAGATTTTGGAAGCGCAGTTTCAGTTAGTGCTGATGGTAATACAATTGTTGTCGGAGATTCTACTGAGCAATATAGTTTTGTATTTGACAGAGATGAAGATGATATTGATAATGACAATGGATGTGGTATTTTTGAACTAGTTGCAACTCTATCTACTGGTGGCACAAAAGTTTGTATAAGTGATGATGGACAAACTATCATTACTGCTGACGCATCAAACTCTACAGTTTATGATAGATTAGGTGATACATTTACATCCAGAGGAACTTTAACTGGAGGATCGGTTGCTGTTACTTGTTCTTCTGATGGTAAAGTCATTACCACAGCATCAGCAAGTGCTTATAGAGTTTATAATCGAGAGGGTGATACCTTTTATTTGAATCATACTGGTTCTTCGACGATTAACTCATTTGATATGAGTACAAATACAAAAACTTTGTATCGTGGAATTACTTCAGAGGACAAAGTTTATTGTGATGACCAATCGTTAGAAACTTTTGTTTATACTGATGTGAATGGAAATGTTGGTGTTGCAACTCCCGCACCAACTGCGCGACTTCACGTAAATGGAAATACTACTATTGATGGTACTCTTAAAGTAGGAACTGGAGTGACTATTAGTTCAGGTATCGTAACCGCTACTAGTTTTAGTGGAACAATATCTGGTTCTAGTGTTTCTGGAGACATTAGTGGTAATTCAGCATCATCTACATATGCAACAACTGCTGGTATTGCAACAAATGCCTCAGGACTTACAGGAAGTCCAAGTATTGTTGTTAGTGCTGTTCGTTCTACAAATCTTTCTGGAGTAGGGAACAGAGCAGTATATTCCGATGCGAATGGTAATCTAACTAATAGTTCTTCGGACGAAAGACTCAAAGAAAATATTGTTAACTTGTCATATGGTCTTGATACTATTGGAAATCTAAATCCAGTTTCATTTAATTGGATTGATAAAGAAAAACTTGGTTCTCAAAAAGAAATAGGTTTAATTGCACAAGAAGTACAACAATATGTACCTGAAGTAATTGGAGTTAGTTCTGACGAAACTCTTACTCTTGATTATGGAAAATTAACACCTATTTTAATTAAGGCGATTCAAGAACTTAAAGCAGAAAACAATTATCTAAGGTCACAAATTGAGTCCATTAAAAAATATGTTGGAATTTCCTCCTAAAGCCCTTGACACCAGACCCAAAAGGTCCTATAGTACCTAGGTAATCAACGGACGACCGAATGCAAGACGAGTACCTCTCACGCTGCGTGGTAGATCCTATCAAGCGTACAGTGTATCTGTACTCTAGTGAAGGGTCAGAAAAGCAAGTGACATGTGATACGGTAGAAGAATTTATGAATGTGCTAGAGTTCGTTCGTGCTACAGTGGATGAAGAGACTCTCTCATACGCAAATCCACTTTAAGTTTCATTTTTGGTCGAAAAAAATCCCGGCAAAATTTTACGCACGATACTTTTTTAAAAATGAATCCTTACCGCATTAACTACAAAGCACTGAAAGAAGAAACAGTGAAAACAACACCAGAGAATGTGAAGGAAGCAAATGAGAACTTGTTTCGTGCAAAATGGAACCTTCCTCAGGCAGCAAAACACTGTGGAATGTCACAAAAAGAAATGAAGTTGACATTCTTTGAATTTTTAAAGTATAATCCTACTACTTACCAAGAGTAAGTTTTTTGCCCGTGTAGTCCAACGGCAGAGACAGAGCACTTAAAATGCTTCCAGTGCCAGTTCGAATCTGGCCACGGGTATGAGGTTCTACCTCTAAATAAACAAAAGTAAGGACTATTCTATGAAATACAGAATAGATACCAGATATGTTTGGTACAATCGCGGAACTCAAATTGTTCTGATGTATTTCATAAACCAAATACCCTTTACTTTTGATGACCTTCCAGATTGTGCTATGCAAGATTTGGATCTTATTCATCTCGCAGATAACGAAAGAAGATTTGAACCAGAAGACCTTTATCAATCGTCATATTATTTGATAGTTGAAGAATGCCATCCTCTTATGTTTGAACTTGAACTGGAAAATCCAGAAATGTTACCTGCTGATTAATTTTTGCCCCATAAGCATTAAATTGATGCACGACCTTTGTAACGTCGAGAACTCGGGGAGGTACCGGGATGGGGCTTATAAATAATAATACCTGAATGACGGCAATCTTCAGGGGAGGGTGAGAGACCCTCCTTTTTAGTATAAATAGTAATGCCGTCATTTAGAGTAGAACTATGCCAAATTGGTCAGAAGAGGGATTTCAACGTATAATTGATGCTGGAAAAAGAAGTGCTTTAATATCAAAAGAAAAATCTAAAAAACTACAAGAAGAATACTATAAGAACCCCAAAAAGTGCTTAACTTGTAGTGAAATTATACCATATGAGAAAAAAACAGAAAATAAATTTTGTAATAGTTCCTGTTCTGCTATATTTTCTAATTCAAAAAGAAAAAAGAAAAAAACTTGTTTGGTATGTGAAAATGAAATTAATAAAGGAGCTTCAAAGTATTGCTCTCTCAAATGCCAACAAACATATCTCTTCAATCAAAGGTTAGAAAAGTGGATAAAAGGTGAATATGAAACAAAAACAAGAGATTTTTTTAGAAGATATCTGACCGAAACATACGGATATAAATGCTCTTGTTGTAGTATAAGTGAGTGGAACGGCAAATCAATTGTTTTGGAAATAGACCACATAGATGGAAATTCTGAAAACAACAAACCAGAAAACTTAAGGTTTATATGTCCAAATTGTCACTCGCAGACTGACACATATAAAGCAAGAAATATGGGTAAAGGAAGACATTATAGAAGAGAACGATATGCTGCTGGACAAAGTTACTAAATTATGATAGGATAATCAGAGAGTTAAAACTCCAATGTCACTAATATCACAACAAGACCGTCAAATGGTCATTGAAGCACTTGAATATTATGTTCAAAAACTTAAGGAAGATAATTGTACTCAAGCATCAATCAACGCATTTCAAACTCTTCTTAACTGGATTGAATTAGAATATTTTAAACATGAAAATTGATATTCAAACCGAACCATTCCCATATATTAGGATTCTTGATTTCTACTCAGATGAAGAACTAAAATTAATCTGGGAAGAACTAGAATTTATTTTGAATGATCGTATAATAACTGGACCAGAAAAAACAGGAACAGCATCAAAGGATGGAATTTCTCTAAAAAAGAATAAAGGAGTTTTTTTAGATAATTTATATAC